TATACAGAAAGGGACGATTTTTATAAAAGAAATCAGTAAATCCGATTTAGAAAAGCTGCTGAATGCGGGAGTTATTCGCAATACTCCCCGTGGTTTCGTGAATCGGAAGGGATATCATATTGGATACTATCGGACTCGTGGTTGCGCCGGTAAACGCTATATCCAGGACTATTATGCTGATAAAGCAGAGTCATTATAAGACACATCAGTACAGACAGAAAGGTGGGACTTAACCATCAGCAAAAAGAAACGTGAAGTATCGATTGAAGTGATCGGAGGTAATGCTGAAGGTGTTACTGGCAGTTGCACGAAAATTGAATGCTATGGACAAACACTTTTATTTGAACTCGGTATGATTCAGGATAACCATACCATATTGGAAAATTACCGGGCAAATTCCAGAATGATGTCAAAAATTAAAGCTAAAGAAATTGATATGGTCATTATAGGCCACGTCCATACGGATCATGTCGGAAGCCTTCCCACTCTATTTGCAAGAGGAAATGATCATGCCAGAATTATTGTCCCCTGTGGATCTACACGCATTTTAAAAGAAATGCTTCTGGATTGTGCATACATCAATCAGCGTGATTGCGAGACATTGAATCTGAAGTCGAAAGGTTCTGATGGTAAATACACTCCTCTTTATACAGAAGAGCAGGTATATCAGGTACTTTCTCATATAGAAGAAATTGAAATTGGCAAAATAGTTCAGCTGAATGAACATGTTAGCATCAGATATACTCCTGCAGGACATATTCTTTGTTCTTGTCAAACAGAACTGTATATCAATGGAGGGTCGCATACCAGAAAGATCCTATTTACTTCTGATTTAGGGAATCCAATGATTGAAGACCGCAAAGTATTTGTTGAACCTTTTCAGCCAATCACAAGCAGCAATATTGTATTTGGTGAATGTACTTATGGAAATCGGTCAAGATCTATGACTAAAAAGGATATTAACTTAGATCGTGAAAAGATCAAGACTGTAATCGATCAGTTTTGTATTCAAAATCACCATAGAGTACTTATTCCTACTTTTTCTTTAGATCGGACTCCATTTATTCTTTGGGAGCTTTATCAAATATGGGGAAATGATCCGAATTTTTCAATCCCTATATTGGTAGATAGTCCCCTTGCGAATCGGCTATTGGATTGCTACGGCGAAATCCTTGAAGGCGAAGCAAAGGTCAAGTTTGATGAAATGATGCAGTGGAAAAATATACAACGCATTATTTCCCCAGAAGAAAGTAAGGCTGCCGTTTCTGATCCAAGAGCTAAAGTAATCCTAAGTTCATCAGGAATGTTGACTGCTGGTCGTAGTATCAAATGGACACAAAGCATTCTTCCCCGTGAAGAAGATGCCATCTTATTTGTCGGATATGCTGGCGGAGATACGCTTGCGGGAAAAATCAAGAATAGTCAAAATCAAAAAACGATTTCCATTAATGGGAAACCGATCAAGAATAAATGTCAGATCATTGATCTGCATAGCTTCAGTTCACATATGCAACGAAAGGATTTGCTCAACTACTACTCTTCTATCAACTGTGAAAAAATCTATCTAGTCCATTCAGACAAGACTGCCCGATTGGAATTTAAAGAAGATTTGCAGGAAGAAATAAGGGCAAAATTAAAAACTACTAAAGTTGTTGCTGTGAATTACGGCACAAAAATTTCGCTGTGAGGTATGTGCGTATGAAGGAACATAAAACAATTCTTTTATTTATCTTTGGTGTCCTGTTTGCCAGCGTATTGCCATTAGTAGATGAATTCGTAACAGTCATCGCCGCCTGGATGGAATGGTTAAAAATAATTCCGAGCAGGCATATCGCAAAAGGCAATAAGGAGATGCAGGATCTCTACGGCGGTGAAGAGGTTGGATCTACAGCTGCGATTGGTTTTCAGATACCGGAGCCGGACGAAGAATATTACGAAGGCGAAGAATAAATCAAAGAAAGGATAATAAAAATTGAAGAGAACAAAAAGTATTTCATTAAAAAATGCAACGATTAATTTAGAAGATGAAACTGTAACGGAATACACGAAGGATGAAACCAAGACCTATAACATCCGCAAGATTTTAGAAGACTGGAATCATGTAGACGGTGTATCTATCACGATTAAGCAGGACAATGAAGTTCCTGCGGATGAATAAGATAGGGGTGTTCTTCTATTAGTTACAAGTATCAAAGATATGAAGGTGAAACTGACGACGAGCTAATTTACCGTGTCACCGGTGACAAAGAGTTGATCGGATCGTGGCAGAAAGTAGCCGATATTTTAAATGAATTATTAGAGAAACACTATTCAGAAAGTGCTTACCGGAAAAAGCGCCAATCGTTTGATGCGATGCTGGATGCATACCATACCAAAACTCCTGATTTACAGGCCGAATTGGAAGAAATTAAAAAGGAACGCCGGGAGTTAGAGAAAGAAAAAGTCAAAGTCCGGGATGAACGGAATGAATATCGAAGATTGATTCGTGAGCAGGCCCGCAGGGAGAGCTTTCTTGATTTGGTGGGCCGTGTGATATCAGAAGAAACAGAATCTCTTACTCTGGATAAAGAGATGCAGATAATACGTACAGAGTGTGATCTATTAGCTCATCTTACTGATATCCATACAGGAATTAAAATTGACAATGGATTCAATCGTTTCGATGAAGAAGTATTAAGGAGACGCTTGAATCGCTATCTAAATAAAATCATTTCTATTCGCAATACACATCATGCAGAAAATTGTTATCTGGTCATCGGAGAAATTCTATCCGGTATTATCCACAATAATTTGCGCTTAGAAAACAATATGGATTTAATCGAGCAGTTTAAAACTGCCAGTGAATTAATTGCATTAATGATTCAAGAGTTGGCGCAGCATTTTACCGGGGTACATATTTATGTGACACCTGGAAACCATTCTCGTATTTCACCAAAGAAAGAGGATTCTTTGGATGGAGAGAATATGGATCTACTGCTGCCTTTCTATCTATCTGCAAGACTACAAAATATTAAGAATGTTTATATCCATGAGAACACAAAGGATCCGGAAATCGCCATGTTCAATATTCGTGGTCATTTGGTCGTAGCTACTCATGGACATAAAGACAATCCAAATACGGTTGCCAGAGACGTTTCAATGATGTATGGTAAACAACCATCCATTATTTTACTTGGTCATCGTCATACAAATGGATATCAGACGGATTCCAATGTGAAAGTAATTCAGTCCGGATGTATTTCCGGAAGTGATTCTTATGCCACATCCATTCGTAAAGTCAACGATCCAGAACAGACAGTTTCCGTTATTAATGATGATGGTTTGGATTGTATTTACGATATTACATTAAATTAAATCAAAGAAAAGGAGAAAAATCAATGAATAAAGGCGAATTTGTAAAGAAAGTTGCTACAAAATTAGATGGAGAATATACACAGGCGGAGGCAGCCAAAATGGTTGATGCTTGTCTGGAAACAATTAAGGACGCTATGATTGCAGGAGACAAAATTCAGTTTGTTGGATTTGGTTCTTTTGAAGTAGCTGAAAGAGCTGGACGTGTTGGACGTAATCCTCAGACAGGAGAACCGATGCAGATTGCAGCTGCTAAAGTTCCGAAATTTAAACCTGGTAAAGCTTTTAAAGAAGCTGTAAATAAGTAAGGTGGTGTATTCTTTGACCACAATGAATTTTCATACTTACAAAGAATGCATTGATCACATCTTGAAACAAGCAGAAGAAACTTCTGTAACCTTGCTTGTCGATCCAGAAAATCTAAACTCATTCCTCGGCATTTTATTTGGTGAATACAATTTAGATGTCGATATGGTGCAAATTGATCGAGATAAATATTGCATCTATCAAATCGATATTGATACGGAGATGATTCTTTCTGTATCTGAACTCACCAAGGAAGAGTCTATTATTTATTTCCATGATTACGTGTACATTGACGACGAAATTAGATCTGAATGGTTCGATGTCATCAATAAAGGGATCACTCTTTTCTCTCAGTCTAAAATTGTAGAGATCGATTCTAACGATCCTGAGAACCAGAATTCTTATGTTCTTATGATGACAGGTAGTATGCATTTTGGAATGACATGCCGGAGTGAGGACGAAATTATGAAATTCTTATAACACATAGCAATTCTTTTCTTCTTGGAGAAGGCAGTATCGGGGTTCTCTCGGTATTGTCTTCTCTTTCTCTTTTCTTATAGGAAGGTGATTTTTATGAAAATTAATTTAAAAAACATAAAACCGCATACCTGGGTATCAATCGTTATGGTATTGCTTGTAATCGTTAATTCGGTTCTTACAGCAATGGGAAAGCCAGTAATTGAATTCCAGGAAGATCAGATTACTGCCATAGTAACAGTGATTATGGATCTGATATTCATCGGATTTGCGGTATATAAAAATCAGTCTATCACAGAATTTGCGCAGATTGCAGATGAAGTTTTGTATATGTTGCGTGACGGTAGGCTTTCAAAAGATGAAGTGATGACTTTTATTGAGAAGCACAAAAATCCGGAGCGTCCTACAGACGATCCAGTAGAAGGATCCGAAACGCTCGAAGATAATAATACGAATGAAAAATAATTTGTAGCGGATCTGCAGGTGTCACAGCTTGCAGATTCATTTGAAATAAGGCTACCGCAATCCCACTAGCTTTAGACGGTGGGTAGTTCACTAGATCAGAAAGGAGGTCCTATGGCGCAAAGAAGTAAACGGATTTGTCTGGCTGATAAAGAAAAGGAAAAAGAAATCAATCCTGAGACATTGAGATTATTCAATAAATATCAGATTGATATGTCTATCCGGGATCTCTCTCCGAAAACCATTATGAATTATAACTCCGATCTGATGCAATGGTTTATTTATATGCATGACTATCAATTTAATTTATCTGTATTAGAGGCTACCGATGAAGATATTGAAGAATATTATTATTGGCGTAAGAAACAGGGAAATAATGTAAACCGCCAGAAGCGGGTCATGTCTTCTATCTCCGCTTTTTATAAGTTTTTACGCAAAAAGAAATTAATCAAAGAATCTCCTGTAGAGTTTATTGAACGTCCGAAAGAGGGGCAGGCTGTAGTCACTCAGACGTTCTTAACCAAAGAACAGGTGCAGTGTATGAGAGAAAAATTGCAAGAATGCGGTGATATTCAGTTATATACATACGCTATGCTCTCTCTAACTACAATGGCCCGTGTCAATGCAATTGCACATTTGAAATGGGATCAGATCAACTTTGAAGATCGGACTTGTGAGCATGTACTTGAAAAGGAAGGGAAAGATGTAGAGTTGTCCTTTTCGGAAGAAGTAAAGGATTTACTCCTGCAGCTGCAAGAAGATCGAAAGCAGAATGATATTGAAGATTATGGATGGGTGTTTGTAACTCCATATGTAACAAAAGACAAATGTATCAGCAACGGTACTTTGGGTGATTGGTGTAAAACAATCGGCAACATGATAGGTGTTCCTACATTACATCCTCACGACTTTCGACATTCTTACGCAACTCTTTTGAAAAATGCTGGAATGAGCCTGGAAGATGTTTCTACATTATTGAACCATTCCGGAACAGACGTGACAAAGAAGTTCTATTTAAAAGTTGATACTTCTAAAATCAGAAAATTAAAAGATAGTATTGTGATTTAGCGAGGTGAGAACATGTATTGTATTTTACTAAAAAGAGAAGATCGTGGCGAATTTGACTCTTTATTTCAATTCATGACTACTGTAACTGACAAAGAGCAGAAACTGGTAAGCTTTGAATCTGATGAAGAACTGGACGAATTTGTTGAGAAAATGATCAATGAAGACGGGTATGCTAAATCCGATTTCGTCATCGTATCTGTAAAAGACTTTCATCTCACTTCTGATATTTTTGATCAAGACAAAGGAAAGGAATGATGATCGATGGCTTATAAAGTAATTAAGGCTCATGGGTCCACTCATGGCAAAGCCCGTAGAGAATTTATTTGTGATACTGTTGCTGATGTTACAGATCTCCCTACAAGTAAAAAAATGGGGAAAGCGCAGGCTGGCGATACTGTTTCAGATGAAATGTGTGCCGTTGGAAGCACTGCTTCTGTTACAGAAACTGGTGATCTGTATGAACTGAATGCAAGTAATACCTGGGTTAAGAAACCGGTTGAAGGATCTGGCGAAGGATCTGATATTACGATTGATAATACACTTACTCAGGAAGGACAGGCTGCAGATGCCAAGGCTGTAGGTGATGCTCTTGCAAATAAAGCAGATAGTTCTGCTCTTTCTTCTTATGTACAGACTTCTGTTGCTGAATCTACTTATGCTAAAAAGTCTGATTTGACAGGTAAGGCCGATAGTGCTGATTTAGCAAACTATGTGCAGACATCTACAGCAGAATCTACTTATGCAAAGAAAACTGATTTATCTGCTAAAGCTGATGTTTCTGCTTTGTCTAGCTATTTGCAGAGTTCTACGGCAGAAAGTACATATGCAAAGAAAACTGATTTATCTTCTAAGGCCGATGCTTCTGCTTTAGCTAATTATGTCCAGACAAGCACGGCGGAATCAACATATGCGAAAAAGTCAGAAATTCCATCTAAAGGTACTGCTGTTGCAGATGCCGGAGATTCAGATGTAAAAGACAAATTGAACGCATTACTTGCAAGTTTAAGAACTGCGGGAGTAATTGCTGCAGAATAAATTGTGTTTCTTCTTATTATAAGGGGCAGTGAACTACTGCCCTATTGGCTCCGTAGTCTAAAGGTAATGACACGTCCCTTTCAAGGACGTAATGCAATCGGTTCAAGTCCGGCCGGAGTCATTTAGATTACTTATAATCATACTATTTGTTTATAAACAATCATTGATGCAGTTATGAGGTTTGCCGACTCCGATTGACTACCGGGATTCTCCTCTTGCCAGTACTTAAATGCGCAGAGTAAAGCAGTCTAGTTAAAATCTGGCATATTGCATCAATGTCTTTGGATCTGTAGCTCAACTGGCAGAGCACTCGTCTGTTAAACGAGGGGTTATAGGATCATGCCCTATCAGATCCGTGAATAGCGGTACATTTCTACGGATGTGTAGCACATGAAAACCTGTGCAGTCTTTGGAGGAAATGCCAAGATCCAGTTTGACAAGCAATGGAAAAGTCTGACTGTTCTGGATATCAAAAAACATGACGACTTTATTTTTTCGATGGATATACCGTAAGTGGTAGCGGGACAGTCTGTAAAACTGTTGCCTTCGGGTTCGGGTGGTTCGACTCCATCTCCATCGACGAGATAACCGGATTGATTCCGGTTGTGAAACACTCTTCTACTGGGTGTTTTGCGAGGCATGTGTCCGGTTGGTCGAGGAAGCGGTCTTGAAAATCGTTGGCCCGAAAGGGTTCTGGGGTTCGAATCCCTAACATGTCGTTTTGGTATCGTGGAGTAATGGTATCTCAGTAGCCCGCTAAGCTATCCTACGGCAACGTAGTCCGTGTTCGAATCACGGCGGTACCGTTTCATATAATAAAAGATCTGTTTTATCCCATCAGACATCTGGGGTAGGCACAAAG